TCTTCTTGTAAAGAATGGTAAGAATAGAAAGACAATTACACTGAATCCGGAACTAAACATTCAGATACAAGGTAACATATTATTGGACTATAAATTTGTAAGAGTTGAAACCAAAGAAGTTGAAAGAACTCCTGAAGGAGTTCAGTCAGAAGTTTGATGATCCTGCTTTAACAGAAGATATAGTTCAGCACTACTGGCTATACCTTAGGAAAGCAATGACCAACAAAGAACACTTTAATTTTTCATTAAAGGGCTTAGGAAATTTTATGATAAATGAGAAAAAGTTAGACCGTGTATTAGCAAAGAGTCATGTGCATCTTAAAAGTTTAAACCCCAAGGAGTTTAAATCCTTTGCTAGGTATGATGCTGTTTTACATAATCATGAACAGCTAGCTAAAATCAAAGATATGATAGTTCAAGAGAATAGAAAAGGTATAACACTAAAAGTAAACAGGGTCAATGCTCAAAAAAATAAAGAAAATCTGGGAGAATAAGTGGCTCATTCTTGAAGGAGTCCTTAACTATTACTTTACTAGAAAGAAGATTAAGCGTGTTGCCTATTGGCGCAATGAGATATGTAAGACCTGTCCTCTGTTTGATTCAGAAGGATCTAAGTGTGAGATACCAGGTACACAGCCTTGTTGTGGTGATTGCGGCTGCTCTCTTAAGTATAAGACTTATAGCATGTCTTCATCCTGCCCACAAGGTAGATGGTTTGCTGTAATGACAGAAGAAGAAGAAGATGATATGAATGCTAAACTAGAAAATCATGGCAATACTATTTAAAGCTGATACACATACTTATACCAGCATTGATCCTAGTGAGAACATCTCATGGGTTAGTGTAACAGGTATTATATCTAAATTTAAAAAACCTTTTGATCCAGATGTTGTAGCTGAGAAATCTATTAAGAACAATAGAAGCAAGTGGTACGGGATGCAAGCTGAAGATGTGAAAGAAGCTTGGAGAAATGAATCACAGAAAGCTGTTAATCTTGGTACATGGTATCATAACCAAAGAGAGCTTGCTTATACATCATGTAGCACCATAGAAAAAGATGGTTGTATAGTACCTATTTTTAAACCTGTTGAAATTGATGGAATTAAGAATGCACCGGATCAAAAACTTGTAGAAGGTATATATCCTGAGCATATGACGTATCTTAAGAGTGCGGGGCTATGTGGTCAAGCGGATAGAATAGAAGTAATTAATGGAAAGGTCAACATATATGATTACAAAACTAATAAAGAAATCAAAACAGAGTCTTACATTAATTGGGAAGGAGTTAGTGATAGAATGCTTCCTCCACTCAGTCATCTGGATGATTGTAATCTTAACTATTATGCATTACAGTTAAGTTTTTATATGTATATGATTCTTAAACATAATCCTAAGCTTAAGCCCGGGAAGATGGTTATAGAACATATCTTATTTGAAGAAGCTGGTAAAGATGCTTATGATAACAGAGTTGTATTATATGACATGTCAGGAGAACCTGTTGTAAACTCAGTTGTAGAATATGAGGCACCTTACCTTAAGAATGAAGTGATAAGTATAATAAACCTTTTAAAAGATGCTAGTTAAGTTATTTGATATACAGGATGGGGTGATGGTACCAAGTGAAAGCTGTTATACATTACCTACACTTAGAAGAATCATGGATGAGTATCCTGAGAATTACATAAAAGTATATCAGTATTTATTCTATATGAGTTGTCCGAACCCAGACATTAACCCTTTTTTCCATATTGCAGATGATGATAAGGAAGAGTTTGTACTAGTTGAGATAGATGCAGATTTTACTTCTGAGGATGACTTTATCCCCGGAGCGCTAGAGTTCTGTAGAAAATTATATGAGACACCAACATCTAGAGCTTACAATGGTATCAAGCAAATGCTTGATAGACTTGGTAAGTATATGGAGGTAACCAATATAACTGATGGTAGAGATGGTAACTTAACAGCACTTATAAATGCTGCAGCAAAATACCAGCAAATACGTGATGCTTATAAGGGTGCTTATAAAGATCTTCAAGAAGAACAAGGGGGTCGCGCACGCGGGGGTGCAGGACTTGCATATGATCAAATGTAATTAATATGCTACAACAAACTGATATAGAAATTCCTACATGGGAAAATGGAGAGTGGTCAGTGACCACCTTTCCTACTCGTGATGATTTCAAGGACTTTGTATTTAGCATATTTAAAGAACCTGGTCAGTATGAGTTTGATGAGACTAGCAAGATGTTTAATGAACAAGCTAGACACTTTAATGAGTTTAACTTTTATTGCAAGGCCCCACAAGGAACTAAAGATTTTATAATATTTTGGAATGACCAGAAGAATAAATGTAGAGTAGGGGCTATATATAAAAATAATGGTAATGCTTGGTATATACCACGTGACTATTATATGTGGTTAAACTTTCTACCTATCTTCAATAAAGAGATTCAAAAGTTTGGTTTTGCTGATGTAAGAGATGCTCAGTATCACTTAGCCCTATATGAATGTCTAGCAGAGTTACATTATAGACATGCTGCTATTTTAAAGAAACGTCAGATTGCATCATCATACTACCATGCGGGTAAGCTAATTAATCAGATCTGGTTTGAGGAAGGAGTTACTCTTAAGATGGGCGCTAGTCTTAAAGACTATATCAATGAGAAAGGTACTTGGAAATTCCTTAATGAATATGAGGCTTTCTTAAATCAGCACACAGCTTGGTACCGTCCTATGAACCCTAACAAGGTCATGATGTGGCAACAAAAGATTGAGACTACTACAGGTATTCAGAAACGTAAAACAGAGATAGGACTTAAAGGTGTAATGCAAGGTATGTCTTTTGAGAAGGACCCTACTAATGGTGTAGGTGGACCATGTAAGTACTTCTTTCATGAGGAAGCAGGTATTGCTCCTAAGATGGATACAACATTTGAGTACATACGTCCTGCTATGAAATCAGGATTCATGACCACCGGAATGTTTATTGCTGCAGGATCTGTGGGTGACTTGTCTCAGTGTGATCCACTTAAGAAAATGATCACTAGACCAGATGCTAATGATATATATTCAGTTGAATCTAATCTTATTGATGAGACCGGTATTTCTGGTAGAACAGGATTATTTATTCCTGAGCAATGGTCAATGCCTCCCTTTATTGATCAGTACGGTAACTCTAAAGTAGAAGAGGCTCTTATTGCATTAGATGAACAGTTTGCTGAATGGAAAAGAGAACTTGCTCCTCAAGAATATCAACTCCGTATATCTCAGCATCCTAGAAATATTAAAGAAGCATTTGATTTTAGAACAGTATCAATGTTTCCACAGCATTTGGTTACTGCTCAGATCCGTAGAATTGAGGACAAATCATATCCATATGAGTATCTAGATATTTATAGAAGTGATAAAGGAGATGTATCTGTAGCAGATACAAATAAGTTACCTATAACAGAATTTCCTATTACAAAAACTACTGAGGATAAAACAGGAGTACTTGTGGTATATGAGCGTCCGGTTAAAGACCCTGAGTTTGGAATGTACTATGCTAGTGTTGACCCCGTGGGTGAAGGAAAAACCACAACATCAGAATCCCTATGCTCTATCTATGTATATAAGACTCCTGTAGAAGTAACTAAAAATGATGGTGAACTTGTTGAGACTTATATAGAACAAGATAAAATTGTAGCTGCTTGGTGCGGACGTTTTGATGATATTAATAAAACTCATGAGAGATTAGAACTTATTATAGAATGGTATAACGCATGGACTATTGTTGAGAATAATATTAGTCAGTTTATCAATTATATGATGTTTAGAAAAAAACAGAAGTATCTTGTACCCAGATCTCAGATCTTATTCCTAAAAGACATTGGTGCTAATGCTAATGTGTTCCAAGAATATGGTTGGAGAAATACAGGGACTTTATTTAAAAGTCATATGTTAAGTTATGCTATTGACTTCCTAAAAGAAGAGTTACATGAAGAAACTACCAAGGATGGTAAGATAGTTAAGACAACATATGGTATAGAGCGTATCCCAGACATAATGTTACTCAGAGAAATGATGGCATATAGGGATGGAGTTAACGTGGATAGACTTGTATCATTTGCAGCTTTAGTAGCTTTTGCTAAAGTACAACAGGCAAATAGAGGTTATAAAAAGCGCTATGAAGAAACTGGAGCGGGAAAAAACTTGGATAACCGCAATAATTTCAGTAAATTAAATAAGAGCCCGTTCCGTCACATGGGTGGTGGAGGGCATAAGTTTGATGGTATGCCAATGCCACGCTCAGCATTTAAAAATTTAAGATAGTATGCAGGTATATAACGCAATGCAGTTAAAGAATGGAGCTAAGGGTGAGTACAACCGTATGGGTACTCTCAATCAGCCTATTCAATTTTTACCAAAATCTAAGAAGGATCAGGAATGGGCTGCTTGGAATCTTGACTGGCTGGAGTGGGAAGGCCTTAAGCATGTGCGTAGAAATGCACGCAGACTTATGAAAAACTATAAACTTGCAAAAGGTATTATAGATAAGACTGACTATATAGTAGAAGAGGATAACGAGTATGCTGATCTTATAGATACTTTAACTAAAGAAGATGCGTCAGCCCTAGAACTTAAATTCTACCCTATTGTACCTAATGTAATTAATACATTAGTTGCTGAGTTTGCTAAAAGAAATACTCGTGTAACTTATACTGCCGTAGATGAGACCTCATATAATGAGATGCTTGAGCTTAAAAGAAGTCAAGTAGAACAATCTCTTCTTTATGAAGCTGAACAGAAAATGGCTATGAAATTAGCTGAGATGGAGGCTGATCCAAATTCAGAAGATTTCAAACAACAAATGAGTCCTGATAACTTAAAGTCTCTTCCAGAGATTCAACAGTTTTTTAATAAGGATTATAGAAGCATGGTGGAGCAGTGGTCAGAACACCAACACCGTGTAGATGTAGAAAGATTTAGAATGGATGAGTTAGAAGAGCGTGGCTTCCGTGACATGCTTATTACAGACAGAGAGTTCTGGCACTTCCGTATGCTTGAAGATGATTATGATGTAGAGTTATGGAACCCGGTTCTTACATTCTATCATAAGTCTCCAGACAACCGTTATATATCTCAATCACAATGGGTTGGTAAGTTTGACATGATGACTGTAGCAGATGTTATTGACCGCTATGGTTGGTTGATGACAGAGGATCAAATGAAAGCATTAGAGCTTATCTATCCTGTAAGATCTGCTGGTTATCCCATTCAAGGTTATCAAAATGATGGAGCTTACTATGATGCTACTAAGTCTCATGATTGGAACACTAAGATGCCTTCACTAGGTTACCGTCAGTTTACATCAATGTGGGATAATGCAAAGTATGGTGGAGATATAGTAAACTGGATCATGATGAGTAGTGAAGACTACTTTGATATGGGTATGAGTAACATGTTACGTGTTACATCTGTATACTGGAAATCACAACGTAGAGTTGGTCACCTTACACGTATCTCTGATAATGGTAACATTACCCAAGATATCATAGATGAAACATATAAGGTTACAGATAAACCTGTTTATGATACCAATATCATTAAGAATAAGACTAAGGATAACTTAGTATTTGGTGAGCACATAGACTGGATCTGGATCAATGAGGTATGGGGTGGTGTTAAGATTGGACCTAACCGTCCTACATTCTGGGGAAGTAATAACCCCGGAGGTATTAATCCTATCTACTTAGGTATTAATCAAAACTTGATTAGTCCCCTTAAGTTTCAATTTAAAGGTGACAACTCAATGTATGGTTGTAAGTTACCAGTAGAAGGATCTGTATTTACAGACCGTAATACAAGATCTACTTCTTTGGTTGACTTAATGAAACCTTTCCAGATTGGATACAATATTGTAAATAACCAGATTGCTGACATCCTTGTAGATGAATTAGGAACTGTTATCTTACTGGATCAGAACGCTTTACCAAGACACTCACTAGGGGAAGATTGGGGAAAGAACAACTTAGCAAAAGCTTATGTTGCAATGAAGAACTTCCAGATGTTACCATTGGATACTTCCATTACCAATACAGAGAATGCACTTTCTTTCCAACACTATCAGAAGCTTGACCTTGAGCAAACTAACCGCTTGATGTCTCGTATTCAGTTAGCTAACTATTTTAAACAACAAGCCTTTGAGGTAATTGGTATTACTCCACAGCGTTTAGGACAACAGATTGGACAACAAACTGCTACAGGAGTTGAGCAATCAGTTAATGCAAGTTATGCTCAAACTGAGACATACTTCATACAACACTGTGATTACTTGATGCCTCGCGTGCATCAGATGCGTACAGACCTGGCTCAGTACTATAACTCAACTAAGCCATCTACAAGATTGCAGTATATCACTGGAATGGATGAGCGTAAGAACTTTGAGATCAATGGTACTGACTTATTAATGAGAGATCTTAATATCTTCTGTACTACTAAAGCTAATCATAGAGCTATGTTGGAACAACTGAAGCAGATTGCTATTCAGAATAATACAACAGGAGCTTCTATATTTGATATAGGTAATGTTATTAAATCTGAGTCTATTGCTGAAGTAACTCATATTCTTAAGGAAGCTGAGAAGAAACAACAAGCTGAGAAACAACAACAAATGCAGTCTCAACAACAAATGCAAGATCAAATGCTACAAGCTAAGACTGAAGAAGCTAGAATGAAGATGGAGTTTGAAGCTGCTGAAAATCAGAAAGATAGAGAGGCTGGTATCATGGAGGCTCAGATTAAGGCTGCTGGTTATAGTGCTATGCAGGATACTAATAAAAATGAACAGAATGACTATGTAGATTACATGAACAATTTACAGAAAACAGATCAGTATCAAGAAACTATGAATCTTAACCAACAGAAAGAAGCATCCAAAGAGAATGCCCATAGAGATAAAATGAACATGGAGCAGCAAAAGTTAAACACTCAACGTGAGATTGCACAGACTCAAATGGAGATTGCACGTGAGAATAAGAATAAGTATGACAAGGAATCTCAAAAGAAAAAGAAAGAGAAATAAACTTTAGCGATATAATGCAGACTAATAAATAATTCATGCTAATTTACAAAGTTTAAACTCTTATTTTTGTGTATATTATTATTGTAGACTAAAAACCAACACTCATGGCTACTGAAGAAAAAACCAACCAAGAAACTACCTCTATTGAACAAGTAGAGATGAACCTAGATGAAATTCTAGGCACACCGGGTGCAGAAAACGTTATGCTCCCTGAGACAGAGAAGAAGCCTAGTATGTTTACTCAGCCTTCTACTGATCTCTCTTTCCTTGACAAAGATTCTGATGAAGAAGACTCAGAATCAAATGAAGATAAGAAACCTGCAGAAAACCCAGCAGATGTACTTAAAGAACTTGACAAAGAGTTCTTAGGTGGATCTGAAGAGAATGATCAGGAAGACAATCAACCAAAACCAGGACGTCCTAAAGTAGATAAAAGTGGATTAAGCAAATTGTTTAACAAGCTTATTGAAAAGGGACAGATTGTACCATTTGAAGATGACAAGTCTTTAGATGATTACACTGAAAAGGATTTTGAAGAACTATTAGAAGCAAACATTGCTGACAAAGAGAATCAGATCCGTCAATCTACTCCTGTTGAATTTTTTGATTCACTTCCAGAAGAACTACAGGTAGCTGCAAAATATGTAGCAGATGGCGGAGAAGATCTTAAAGGATTGTTCCGCGTGCTGTCTGAGGTAGAAGAACACCGTCAACTTGATCCAAAGGATACTAAGGACCAAGAACAAATTATACGGGAATACCTTAGAGCTACAAGCTTTGGTAATGATGAAGAGATTGATGAAGAGATCTATGGTTGGAAAGACCGTGGAGATTTAGAAGCAAAAGCTCTTAAGTTCAAACCAAAGTTGGATAAAATGCAGGAACACATTGTAGCGCAGAAACTTGCACAGCAAGAGAACATGCGTAAACAACAAACTGCAGCAGCAAACGCTTACATGCAAAATGTATATAATACATTAAATGCAGGTGAGGTTAATGGGATTAAGATAGATAAGAAGACTCAAGGTATGTTATACACTGGTCTTGTACAACCTAACTACCCATCTATCTCTGGTAAGCAAACTAATATGTTAGGTCACTTATTGGAGAAATACCAGTATGTAGAACCTGATTATAATAAAATTGCTAAGGTACTTTGGTTACTTGCTGATGAAGAAGGATATGAAGCAAGAGTAAAGGAACAAGGCAAAAATGCACAAGTGGAGAAGACAGTACGTCAGCTTAAGACTGAACAAGCTAAGATGGCAAGCAGTACTCCAGTTGTAGAACAAGAAGAAACAACACAAAGAAAAATTCCACGCAGTGGTAATTTCTTTAAAAGATAATTAACTAACCCTTAAATAAACAAAAAAAAACATGGCAACTCCAGTTTTAAACAATGGTATATTTCTACGAGATACCAACTACGCAGCTAGTTCACACGTAGATTCTTACCACTTGGTTAACATGCTCAAGAACGCTGAACCTATGGACTTAGGACCAGTGGATCTTTGGGCAATGGCGCAAAAGGTAGAAATGCCTTTGTACCAAATGTCTAGCTTTGGTGGAAAGAACGTAATTAATGTTAATAATGCTCGTGGAGAGTACAAGTGGCAAACACCAGTTGTAATGGATCTTCCTTACATTGTTGACTTAGAAGAGAATGGTGGTTCATTTGACAACGTAGGTGTTGACGGACAAACCTTCCAAATCAAAATCTCACGCAGAGAATTTGGACATGGTGATATAATCACTTATGACAAATACAACGGTGCTGAGATGTACATCACTGCAGATGATATTATTCCTCTAGGTGATGCTTTCTTATACACAGTTCAATTGGTGAACAATGATTCATCTTATGGACTTAGTGCAGATTACTTAACTCCTGGTACTAAGCTTTACCGTAAAGGTTCTGCTCGTGGTGAGTACGGAGAGCGTTTCTCTGACATTGTAACTGCTACTGGTTTCCGTGAATTCTACAACTTTGTAGGAGGATCAGAAGCACACGTACACTATTCTGTATCTTCTCGCGCTGATCTTATGATCAAAGGTGGAATGAAAGCAGATGGTACTGTACCTGTAGTAGAGATCTGGCGTAACTTTGACAAAACAACTGATCCAGCTGTAACTAGTCTTGAGACTATGGTTTCACGCATGGGTAAGGATTATGTTAAGCGTGCTATGGATAATGGTTCATTATCTCGTACATTCTTGACTGCAATGGAAGCAGCTCACTTGACTAAAGTAGCAACTGACATTGAGACTTACTTAATGTGGGGACAAGGTGGACGTGTGCGTCAAGATGGTCCAGATGATATCCGTTTGTCTGTGGGTCTTTGGAGACAATTGGATAACTCATTCAAGCGTATCTACAACAAGTCTAACTTCAACTTGGATTTGTTCCGTTCAGAGATTTACAACTTCTATGCTGGTAAGGTTGACTTTCAAGGTCCAGACCCTAAGCGTCAGTTGATTGTACAAACTGGTATGGGTGGTATGCGTATGGTTAATGAGGCAATCAAGCGTGAGGCAATGGCTTCTGGATTGTTGATCCAAGCTCATGACATCGGAGCTATCACTGGTTCAGGTATGGATTTGAACTTTGGATTTGCTTACACTTCTTATGTTATCCCATTCTTGGCTAACGTTAAGTTTGTGTTGAATCCAGCGTTTGACAACTTACATACCAATGACATTGAAAACCCAATCATTGATGGTTTCCCATTGTCTTCTTATTCATTCATCATTTTTGATATCACTGACAACACTAATGACAACATCTACTTGTTGAAATTAGATTGGGATAACCAATTGAAGTGGTGGTACCAGAACGGAACTATGGATTACATGGGACGTACCCAAGGTTTCCAAAGCTCTGGACAGTTTAACGGATACCGTGTATACATGTCTCAAACAATGCCTGCGATCTGGGTTAAAGACCCAACCAAAGTATTGAAGATTGTTATGCGTAACCCAATCACTGGTGGATCATTCTAATCATAAATAATCTGTAAACAGGGGGAGGGTAAAATCTCCCCCTTTTTTACTACTTTTACAAAAACCAATAAAAAACAAAAACCAACCGTTATGAGCAGCTTTACACTTGTAGAAACTAAGTTTAATAATAAACGCAGCCCGTTGGCTGTAAAACCTTATTTTGATGGGAAACTATCTAATATGGGTCTTGAGCAGTATGGACTTTCTCTATTTGAGGGAGTAACACACTTTGAACAATTAGCATGTCTTGAGAACAATGGCGTTAAGCGCTATGTTACAGGACTTAATGAGTTTGCTCCAGACATTAGAAATATTCCAGATCCTGAAGTACGTGCTGCTAAGATCATGGATATAAGAAAGACTATATGCGAGCTTGAGCAAATGCTAGCATCTAATGTTCTTGACCCAGAAGATAAAGACTTTTGGAGTAAAGTAGAATTGCTAAGACCAGACAATGATGAGTTCTGGGGAAAGATTGACATGAAGTGTGGTAATACTCCAATCTATTTGGATCCAAATGATCCTTATGATATGGTTAAGATCTGTGCTATTAATGCAGGAGGTTTTAGTATTATTGCAAGAAGCTATGAAGATGCACGTTCACGTCAACAAGCACCAAAGTTTTATTTAGATAAGTATGAAGAAACTGTATCTACTAAAACTGAAACTAAGAAATTACGTAACAAAGCACTTGCTGAGTTGCAGAAATTGTTTGATAAGAATACAAATAAACTGTTATATGTAGCTAAGGTAGTTGACGTAGCAGGTGCCCAGTATAAGAAGAATACTTCAAATGATGTAATCTATGACAGCATGGATGGATTCATTACAGGAGAAGGAACTGAGAAATCTGGAAACCGTGCAGCACAAAACTTCTTAGATGCATGTGCACTAGATATGGAAACTTTAAAACTACGCTGTGTTGTAAAAGACTCTGTGTATTATAAAGTTGTTATTGCAAAAGCAGATGGATTTATCTATCACAAGGATAGTGCATCTCTTTTAGGAAGAACCCAGGCGGATGTTGTTGAGTATCTTAAGAATCCATTAAATGATGAACTTCTTCAAGATATTACAAAAAAAGTGGAGAAGTATTGGAATTCTTAATTAACTTAGTATAAACAATATATATTTAAAACAATGCCTCCAAAGAATCCAGTTAGGGCAGCAAGACAAGCCGGTAGACAACAAGTACGAGCAGCTAGAGTAACCAACCGTCAAGATGAACGTACAGTTAGGACCGGCAAAAAAATAGCTAATATACAAGCAAGAACAGCTACTAAGATTGCTAGAATTAATGCTAAGCCCACTCCTAAAACAGAATCTAAAGTAAAAGCATACCCAGCTGCAAAAGCAGTTGAGAAAAAGTCTACTGCTACTACTCCTACAGCATCAACTAAAACAACTCCTAAAACAGGATTTACTGGTAAGGACTTACTTACATATGGTGTTAAGCCTAAAGCTCCTGCAGCTAAAGGACCTTCTTATGCTCCATATAAAAGCCCAGCAGCGCAACAGCAATCTCAACAAATGACAGCAGATGCTAAGAGACGTGCTGCTGAAGCTGCTGCTAGAAAGACTGCTGATGATGCTAAAAAAGCTGCTGCCCCTGCTAAGAAGGCTGCCCCAGTTAAAAAGGCGGCTCCAGTTAAGAAAAAAACAGCACCTGTTAAAAAGAAGGATGACTACGGTTATGTACCAGATATGTTCTTAGATCCTAAGAAAGGTGAGACCCGTCAAAACACTTTACCATATACCTTTACAGATAAGGCTAAAGCGGATGAGGCTAAGAAAGCTTTATTGGGGGCCATAGATAAAATATCTTTTGGTAAAAAGAAGAAAGCTGATGTAGGCCGCTATGGACCATCTTCTAAGAATGACTATATAGGTATTCAGAATTTTGACCGTATGAAAAATAATGCATACGGACAAGCTCCTGAAGGACCTGCTGTAAAAAGAAACTATGTCACGAAGAGAAGGGGTGGATCAATTAAACGTAAAAAATAAAATATAATACAATGCCTCCAAAAAACCCAGTAAGAGCTGCTCGTCAAGCATCAAGACAAGCTGTGCGCTCTGCGAGAATTACAAACCGTCAAGATGCACGTACTATTAGAACTGCTGCTAAAGTAGATAAGATAGTAAAAAGAACAGCTACTAAAGTTAACAAGATTAACGACAAAGTTGTAACAAGAGCTAATAAAGAGCCCATGATAAAGATGGAGCCTAAGGGAATGACTAAGATTGAACCAAAAGGTGGATCTACAGGACTAGTGCCTGCACCTCAACTTACTGGTCCTAAACCTAGTACTCCACGTTCAGTAACTCCAGCAGCACCAGTAAAGAAAACAGCTCCTGTTAAGAAGTCTACTCCAAAATCTACTCCAAAAGCTAAGACACCTGCTCCGGCACCTGCTAAAAAGTATAGTCCTGCTGTAGAATTAGCTATCGCTAAGAAAAACTATGAGGAGTACAGAAAAAAACAACAACAAGGTACTTACATTACTAAACCAGAGTCTAGAAACATGGAGCAGAAAAGTAAAGTAAAGGTTGATAATGTTAAAAAAATTGTTGAGGACTTAAAGGCTATACAAGATAAGTATAAAAAACCAGCTCCTCCTAAAAAGAAAGAAACTCCTCGCATGCGCGTACCTGGTATGACTGATTGGAACAATACAGTTGACAAGTACAGTAAGAAGAGATTGGGTGGTGCTATGAAAAGTAAAAAGTGTTAAACATAAAAACAATATAAAATGAAAGCTTCAGGTAAAGGAGTTGGTTGCAAGACTAATCCAAACAGCAAATCAGTATTTAACTATACACCTGTATCATTAGGTAAATCATCAGGTCACGTTAATACACCACTTAAAGCTACTAAGGTATCTGCCGGTAAGTCTTCAGGGGGTGTAAACAAACCAGTACCTACTCCTAAGAGACAGGGTGCTTCGCAAATGCGTAGAGGTTACTAAGATGAATCAGATATTAAATAATACTGAGAAGAACAAATTAATAGGTGCTTCAAAGTCCCCTGCCTATAAACGAGGCGGGGCTTTGACATCTAGTTACCCTACTAAAAAAGGTGGCTGCGGCTGCAAGAAGTAATGCCTAAAGATGCTTGCTATAGTAAAGTAAAAGCACAGTATGCTGTCTTCCCTTCAGCAAGGGCTTCTCAAGCTATTGCTAAATGTAGAAAGGGATCAGGTACTGTTAGAAAAACTAAAGCGGGGTCTGATCTAAAAAGATGGGAATCTGAGAAATGGCAAGACACTAAAAGTGGTAAAGCTTGTGGAGCCGGTGGTAAGAATGAATATTGCAGACCTACCAAGAAAGTATCTAAGGATACTCCTAAAACAAAGTATGAACTTACTCCATCTAAACTAGCTTCTAAGAAAGCTGAGAAGTCAAGAGTTGGGATGGGAGCAAGAGTTAAAAAAGCATAAGCTAATGGCAAAGACACCAGCTTGGACTCGCAAAGAAGGTAAAGATCCTAAAGGCGGGCTTAACAAAAAAGGAGTTGCATCTTACAGAGCTGCAAACCCTGGTTCTAAGTTACAGACAGCTGTAACTACAAAACCATCTAAGTTAAAAGCTGGCAGCAAAGATGCTAACAGAAGAAAAAGTTTTTGTGCTAGAATGTCCGGAATGCCCGGACCTATGAAAGATGAAAAAGGTAAACCTACAAGGAAAGCCTTATCACTTAGAAAATGGAATTGCTAAATATTAAAACTTATATATAATGAGAAACGCAGCTAAAATTGGTGGTACTGTTACTAAAAAGAAAAAGTATAATGATGGTGGTACTAATGGTAACCCACCTAAAGTAAAAACAAGAACTGTAACAACTAATCCTGGAGGTTACTCTAAGACTATTGTTAAAACTAAAACTGTTGACAGACCAGGTAAACAAGGTACTGTTTCAACTACAAAGACAATACCTACTATTAAAGGTGTTGCTTCTGATTATGCTAGTGGAGTTCGTAAATCTTTTTATGGTGCTAAAGAAGCTGTAGGTAACAAGCTTAATGAAATAAAAGCTAACCGTAGTGAGAAGGTTTCTGCACCAAGTGAAAGGCAGCAACTTAGAGCTAAAGTAAGAGTTCTTAAAGAAGAGAAGAAAGACTCAAAAAAAGCAGGTAGCCCAACTATTAATCCTTTAACAGGTGGTTCTATGAGGAGAGGAGGTATGGTTACCAAAAAAAAAAGGTATGACGTAGGTGGTGGCATGACAGGAGATCCTAAAAAACCTACTACTAGTACACCCCCTGCTACTACACCCCCTGCTCCTATGAGGGGAATGGAAGATACTAGAATGATGTCAGCCATGAAACCAAACCCCAAAATGGTAGGAGATCGTCAAGCTATGAAAAAGACTCCTCCAACTGGATCTACATCCATGATACCAAAACCTGGTGTTCAATCAACTCCACCCGTAGCAGAAGAAACAATGAGTGCAAGAGATCGTATAAAGAAAGCTGGTAGAATAGATAATAAAATGGATCGTTTAAAAAATAAATCACACAGAATTCAAAGTAGATACAATAATTCTACAAATGAAAAGAGAGAGCGTAGATTACTGGATAAAGTTTATGCTATAGGAGATAAGAGAGGTGCATTACGTAAAGAACGCGATGCTTTAACTAATTATACTGAAGCTTCTATGTCAAAAGGTGGTATGGTTAAAAAGAAAATGGCTAAAGGAGGTCCTGTTATATCTTCTCCTATTCAAACGCGTTTAGGAAATAAACCAATGGCTGGTGGTAACATGGCTAAAGGAGGTGGTGTAAAGCATCCTGGATTTAAAGCAGTACAAGCAAAGATTGCTGCTAAGCAAGGATTATCTAAAAAAGCTGCTGGAGCTATACTAGCTGCTGGTACGCGTAAGGCTTCTGCTAAAGCAAAGGCAGCTAACCCAAGATTAAAAAGAGTTAAAGGATAATGAAAGCAGCAAAGAAGATTCATCCAATTGCACACTTTACTAATAGTAAAGTTGAAGCCTATAAGAAAGCTAATGCTTCAATGCAAGCTTTTAAAAAGTCATTAACTAAAAAAGATAATGGTGGCCCTTTTGATGGTATTCTGCCTCCTCCTGAAATTGGTCCACTTGGTGTACCAAGAGCACCTAAACCGCTTGATGCATCATTTAAAATTGGTTCTTTTAATGCAGGTATGAAGACTAATCTAAATGCAGATAAACCTTTAAGCGTAGGTACCTATAAAGCTGGTTATACTGGTAAAGGAGGCTTTGGTGCAAACGTTGGTTATGATCCAGCTGCTAAAAAAGTTAATGCTGGTGTAAGTTATGAAGGCACCGTTGGAAAGAAAAGAAAAGTCCCTATAAAAGTAGATGTTAGTTATAACAAACCATCTAAGCTAGGCGGTACCATTAAAAAAGGCAAAAGCAAAAAATAATGAACAACACAACCTTACAGCTTAAAATTAAGCAGAGACTCAATAAACTTGATAGCCAAGACTTTGACAACATTCAGTGTTGGCAGATGGTTGAAGCTTTCAATAAGGGTCAGGTTGAATGGGTAAGACGTCAGATTCAAGGATTGAACATTACCAAAACTGGTGATGAGCAAACTACTATGCGTGTTGATGACTTACAAAGATTGCTTATAGAAGAGAGATTAGATATGAATTCTAGAGATACCTATTATGAGTCAGGTATACTACCATCTAATTACATGTATTATAAGAAAGTTAATATTCATGCTCACAAAGATTGTTGCGAGACAAGAAGAGACATGACTGTTACATACTTAGCAGAAGAAGAGAACATAGCTCTATTACTAAGCGATGCTCTTAAGAGACCTAGTTTTGAGTGGGGAGAAACCTTTTGCACATTTGTAGGTAATCATCTTAGAGTTTATACAGGTAATGACTTTGAAGTAGCAACAGCTATTTTAATGTATTATAGATTTCCAGCCTTGGTTCAAATTGCAGGTTGCTCAGACCCATATAGTTTACAGGTATCTACAACAGATGTAGAATGTGAATTCAAAGATGATATTGCTGAAATCTTAGTTGATGAAGCAGTACAAATTTTAGCAGGAGATATGGAGTCAATTACTCAATATCAGATAGCTCAAACTTCAACACAAAGTAATACATAAAACTAAATATAATGGCTGAAGCCCCGTCAAGAAATTTACTAAAGAGAGACTCTGAACCTGTTAAGAAAATTAGCAGACCTGAGGTTACTGTAACACAACCTAAAGAGGAGCCTGCAAAACCACAACCTACACCTGATACAGGCGTTGGTGGTAGCTCATTAGATAACATGACTGCAGCATGCGCAACAGAGATGATGAATGCTGCTATTAGTTTTCATAGATTACACCTGAAAATAAAAGGAGATGGCTCTTATGCTGCTCACAAAGCTCTTGGTGATTTTTATGGTGGCTTACATGATTCTGCAGATACTCTTGTAGAAAGTTATCAGGGAGCTGCTGAAAAACTTTTAAGTTACAAAGACATGCCTATACGCACCTTAGATAATACAGCAGATGCGGTAGCTTATCTTAGAGATATGTATAACTCTATTAGTAAACTTCAAGGTATGTTACCTTACTCAGAGATAGTTAATAACCTAGATTTAGTTAAGGATTCTATTAATTCTGCTAAATACAAATTACTTTTCTTGAAATAATTTGGAGAGTTGAGAAACTTTTCCTATATTGAATATATATTTATAACCCTTAAAAAACAAAAAACATGGCTTATTTTAATCATGCCTTTCAAAAAACCTTTGTGGGAACAAATGGTTTTGTAACAAATGGGGATGCTACACAAGATCTTACTCTTGGGCAATTTGCATTCTATTATCCTAAAACTTGGGTGCAAGCTGACGAAGCACCTACCAATTGCTGTCCATTAGTTTTGGTTTCTGGATCTATCCACCCAAATGACAAAATTGGTCCATTCCACGGTGGATATGCTGAGTCTGTAAAGTCTAAGACTATCAACCCTAAGTATGTACACCGTTTCTACAAAGTAAATCCTTGCTTACCACAACAAGCACAGATCACTGTAGGTGCTAACGTTGATAGCTATACTGGATCTTGTGTTAAAGATTTCTTGTGTGGAGAAACTTATTCTTTGCGTTTAGACATTAAAGGATCACCTGCATTACGTTACTTAACTCGTAACTCTTACTACACTTCTGGTGCTTACACTGGATGTTGTCCTGATGATGCAATTGCTCCAGTAGCTGTAAATCCTTTGGTTGTTTACACTCAATGGGCTTATGACTTCTTGAACAGTCCTTTGATTAACCCATTTATCCACGTAACAATTACTTACTCAACTGATGCTGGATTGAACTGGCAGGCATTTGAGCCACAGTTAGCTGATGATAGCACAACTGCTGAAGCATTGTTACCTTACACTTTAGAAGGTGCTGTTTTACCTGGAGATGAGAACAACCTTGCTGGTTTGATTATCACTGGAGCTTATGCTGATACTCGTTTCAATGACTGTACTTTCTACCCTAATGATTCTATCATTGCGTTCTTAGAGCCAGTTAAGCTTTTTGCTTCTGAGGTAGATCTTAACGGAGATCCTTGTGCTTTCACAGGTCTTTGTGAGAACAACTCATGTCAACCAATTCAAATAAAAGGAACAGGAGAAACAGTTATACGTGATCTTATCTTAACTGAAGGATACATGCAACAGCCTTTTTATACTGGACAAGACTTGCGTATTCGTGAGATCACTAACGGTAATGATGTTACTGCTGCAATTAGCCGTTCTTCTTTCTATACTGCATACTACTTGCAACATAGTGTACCACGCTTTAACAACCCAACTGGAACATTTGATAATGAGCAGTACTTGTTAGAGATTGTAGGTATGCCTGAGATGTATACTACAACAACATCAGCTATAACATTTACTACAGTAGGTAGTGTAACAGTAGCTGATGCAACTGGTGCTTATGTAGGTGGTGAGATTGATTTTGATGGTGGTGGTGATACTGCAACAATCTTATCAATTGTTGGTAACGTAATTACTTTTGATCAAGACTACGCTGGTGACTACCCTATAGGTACTGACATTAAGTTCTCTGACCCATCATTAGCTGACTTTGAGAGCTTTGTTAACACTTGGTTATCTAACTGTGGTGCTTGTGAAACTCTAACTCCATATGCTTGTCCAAATGGTGGATTGCCATGTGCGGGAATTGATCCTAATGGGTCTAACGAAGGAGGTTAATCTTAACTAAAACTTGTAAAAAGGGAGGGAGCAAAAAAAACTCCTTCCCTTTTTTATTTTTACACTATATCTTTGTAACTTAGTACTATGGCACAACACGCACTCTCAATAGAAATTCCTGATGTTCTTACTAACTGTATCTTTAGAGTTATTGATACTAGTACGTATAATGATACTGTACCTTTGGATTGCCCAAAGCTTCAGATAACAGCTCCTGGATTTACCAGTGCTGTTGAGTTACAGCCAGGTACAGATTTCTCAGTTAACTACACAGCTTGTGAATTAGGTATGCAGTTAACTAACTGTAGTACAACTCGTAACACTATTCCTGATGGTGTATATGTTGTTAGATATAGTGTAGCCCCAAATGATACTGTATACGTAGAGTATAACCACTTACGTATTACTCAAGCATTAAATCAAATAAATGAATTGCTTTGTTGTCTTGATGTTCCTAACTGCGAACCTCAGGCACCATTGACAAATAAACTAAGAGAGGTACAACTTCTCTGGACTATGTTACAAGCAGCTAAAGCACGTGTAGAATATTGTCATAATCCTGTAGAAGGAATGGCAATGTATACATATGTTACTGGTAAACTTACTAAGCTAGCTTGTGGTTGTGGTTGCGGAACGTGTTAATAATTTAAAAACCAACATATCATGAAATGCGCAAATTGTGGAACAGCCCTAAGTTGTGGCTGTCAAAAGAGAACAACTAAAGATGGTAAACAAGTATGTACAAAATGTATACATACGTATGAGGCCAAAAAGAATGCAGCCCCTAAACAATAACACTACAACAAATGGCTTTCGGTAAAACATATCTAGCAGGATCAGACGGTCTCTTTAGAGTATATAATCATTCTACAAGCGCGTGGACTGATTATTCTGGTTTTACAACATCAGATCTTTTTGATGTTAAAACTGCACAGCTGCCTAACTTTCCTGACTATGCTATTATTGCTGGAGATGTATATGTTGGGTATACTACGGATGCAGGGGCATCAGTTACCCAAGTAACTCCTCCTAGTATTGCTAAAGCTTTTCAAATATCTATACCTGAATCAGTTGGTTTAAATAACCCTGGTATTTATATAGCAGGTAGCGGCCTTTTTGCTCAATGCGCTGTTATAAAATCTGTAGATGGAGGTCTTACATATACTTCTCAAGTAACAGGTCTTAATACAGCATTTTCTTCTATTGCTAGAAGTATATACTTTACAGATGTTGACACTGGTATTTTAGGTCATGGTGGAGCAATTGCTAAAACAATAGACGGTGCAAACAACTGGACGTATCTTAATGGAGGTGTAGTTCTAGCTGCTGGTGAACTTGTATCTGGTTTGTGTATGTCTTTTGACCAACAAACTATTATTGCAGCAACTGATAAAAAGGTTTACAAGAGTATAGACGGAGGAGCAAGCTTCTCAGTTGTTTATACTTGGTCTGACGTTAGTTATTATGGAGCTGCTCCAAAATATACTAACCTTGCAGGATATCATCCAAGTTATACTCTTGATACTGATTCAAGTTTATGGGTATCTGCTGCTAATGGGCCTATAGTATATAGTTCTGATATGGGTACAACCTGGTCAGAAGTATTTCCAGATGGATTTGTATTAGATGGTAGAAGAATTTTTGGAGCAAGTTTTTACTCAGCCACAGAAGGTTTTTTTACATATGATCTACCAGGTGATAACTTAGGTCTTGTATATAAAGCTACGGATGCTGATACCTCAATGGTGACTACGTCATCTACAGATTATTTTGCAACTGGTTCTACTGGACACTCTTTATGGAGTACACAAGTAACACCAGGTTGCGGATGTCCTCCAGGATTCACTTTAGATCCTACCACAAAACAATGTATTCAGAATACGCTAGCTTGTCCTCCAGGTTATACCTATGGCCTTGACCCTATTAGTAACACCTATAAATGTATTGGATCAACTGTACCATGTGAAACAGATATTGTATTGGTAGTTGACACAGGTGGTTCTATTTCAGGAACTGATGATTTTAGCGGAGACCTTGGTCAGGAAGCTATTAGATATAAAGCATTTTTAAAGCAAATTGTTGATGCCATTGAACTGGGATATGATGCAGCAGGTAATTTAAATACTGTTGCTAACAGCGCTCAGAGAATTTCATCAGGTGCTGTACAAGTTGGTATAGTAAGTTTTTCTAATGATGGTAGTAGTGTTACTTCTCTTTTACCAGGTACATTAACAGGTGGTTACTACACAAGTAAAGTACCAACTTTATATACTGCAATTAACGGTCTTGTAGATGATGCAGGTGGAGGATCAGGTAGTACCAACACAATGGACGGTTTAAGAGTAGCTTATGAGATGATTACAACACCAAGTTCAGGTGCTCGTATCAATAATTCTACACCACCTGCTAGAAAATTATTATTGGTTACCGATGGTACGCCTAATGATGTAACTGAACTATCTGATTTTTTAGGATATAGCACAACAGCTAATTTACCATCTGCCGCACTTAGTACAGCAGGTTGTCCAAGTAGTGGTACGGCACCTAACTTAACAGAAGGTACTTTTGTATTTACCAATCCTATAACAACACCTTTAGGTAACTTTACTCAAACTAATTTTCAAGTAAATCAGATGTGGATTTACCAAAGAACTATGGATCTTGCTCAAGGAATCAAAGCAGGATCTAGTCCTATATTTACAGATATAACAGATGACTGTGATATTAACCTTGTTGTTATTGGTAATTCAGATGAAAGAACTCTAACTCTAAGAGCCTTTGTAGGACAATCTGCTCCAAACTATAGCACGTTTACTATACCTTGTTTATTAGACACTGCTGCCTTTAATAATACAATAACTACTGCAAATGGTTTTACTGCTTCTCTGGAAGCAATCTATAATCCAGTAGTACCTGCAGGATTTAATTGTCCGGATATTTATAAGCAATACGATCAACCATTAGGGGGTCCCTATAAAAAATTACCAAGTAACTATGCAACAGGAGCACCGATTGTGTTTTCAGCAGAGTGGACAGTGGAAAGTTTAAATAGCATTACAAAGTCTGTATCAAATTCATTGTTGTGTACAGACGTAATAGATCCTATTACATGTACCGGAAATTGTGAAATTGTTACTATAAACAATGTTGTTTACTGCCAATGTACATCAGCTGATAGTTTTGTACCATGCTGTTATACGTTAACTAACTGTGATACAGGTTTAGTAGAATATACGGTTAATACTTACGGTCTATCCAATGATTACTTAAACGCATTAGAAGGGCAGGTGCTTAAGATAACAGGTCTTGATGAGTGTTTATATGTAAACATTACTTTTGATTGCACTAACTCTACAGAGATTAGTATTGATGCTGTTGAAGAATCATTTGAAACATGTGAAGAATGCAAACAATATATTGCAGTACCTCCTTGCTACTTACTTACAAACTGTAACAATACAGATATTACTTTATTGACTAATCAAAACTTAAGTATATTCTCAGGTAAGGTTGTAGAACTAAATGATTACCCTGGTCTATGTTGGACAGTATTAAAAACAACAAACTGCCCGGGCCCATTTACTACAGTTGGTATAGTACAGAGTTATGATGATTGTGAGTGTTGTTTTCAATACCAATGTAAATAAATAAAATTATGGCAGCTGCTGAGATAGAAGGATGTATAACACTTGTACCCTGTACTGGGACAGGTGATAATATTAATCTACGTACATTACAAGTAAACATTACAGCTTGGCAAGCTTTAGTGGGATCAAGGATACAATTAAATGGTACCTATGGTCCTAACGTATGGTATGTTGATTCTGTTATACTTAGCACTGATCCAGCTTTTGATCCTGAATGTTTAACGGCTATACTGGCACCATCAATTGGTTCAATCACAGTTGTTGGTATTGGGCCATGCGGTGAAGAGATAACATCAACAAACTGTTGTGCTCTTGTAACAAATTGTGTAACAGGTCTAACTTTAAATGTAGCTCTTGGTGTAGTAAATTCAAGTGAGTATGCAGATTGGGAAACTGTTATAGATCATCTCATAGAAATTGATGATCCAAACTATCCGGGTATTTGGCATGTAGACGGACTATGTTGCATGAACGCATTAGTAGATCCTTGTGATAATGTTAGTGCCTG